GCCAGCCTCGCTGGATCGCTCACTCTGATAATGCGACTAATGATCTTTACTATATTTCCGCTTCCCAAGACATAAAGACCTCTGGGAATTGGACCAGCGTTAATGTTACGAATGGGAAACTCGCCCGCCGCGGCGGCCCGAGTCTTCGTTATGGCAATGGGAATTGGTTCGCCGTAGGTGCAGGCCGCGCCATCGGAGCCAATCGCCTTGTCATGATGTCATCTTCAAACGGAGGAAGTGTATGGGAAGAAGTCGATCATTCAAATTTTATAGGCACTTCGAACACTGGTTATGTTGTATATCATGTTGCGGATAATAAGTGGCAGTCTCCTTTGGGGGTTGGCCGGTTCTATAGTTCTTCCAACGCTATAACGTGGGAGGAAGAAGCGGGAACACTTACTTCGGGCTATGAGGTGTATTCTATGGGTTATAACGCTACTGAAGGAGCGGATGGCCGATGGGTAATGGGCACCAATAGCGGTAAACTATATTATAGTGATGATAATTTTGCCACCGAGCCCACTGAAGCGGTTAGTCCGTTTGGGACAAGTAATGTCTTTGGTGTCATTTATGCCGCGGGAACTATAAATAAATGGATAGCCATCGCCGCAAACGGAAAGATAGCACACAGCAATTCAGGCACAGCCTTTACTGCCTCGACGTTACCGAGCCCAATCGGAAACTCGCACCATATGCGCGGCATCGCTTCAGATAATAGTATAGTGGTTGCTGTGGGCGCCACGAATGGTGGTAACAACTGTATTCTCTCAAGCTCTAACGGTGTAAATTGGACCTACATAAGTTCTTCCGCTTTGGGGAATGTCAACTTTGAATCTATTGCGTGTAATGTCGTAGGCACTCCCAGCAACTAATATCCCCGTCACGCATTTTACAAAAAAGGGTGTTTTGATACATAAAACACTATTTATTTTGAACGACTATCTTTCCAGGAGACAACTGTATGTCCAATTTGCTTAAAGAGGCTATCGTAGACGCCCAGGCTTTGAAAGAAGCTGCACTTAAAAACGCAGAAGCTGCCATTATTGACAAGTATTCTGACGAAGTAAAACAAACTATTGAGAGCCTGCTTGAGCAGGATGAACTCGGCGCTGTAGAGACTGATTTTGGTGGAGGCGCCTTCGGAGATGATCCAGCCGCCGCTACAGAAGCCACCCCTGGCGCGGGTGAATATAAAGAAGTAACAGAGGATGACCTCCCTCTTGCTGCTACAGATAATCTGGCAGATGAAGAAGGTAGAAACTTGGAGTCATTTCCAGAAGAAGGCGAAGAGGTGGAATTTAATGTAAATCTCGGCGCTCTTCAGGAAGCTATCCAAGAACTACAGGATGAAGTCACCGTAGACGAAGAGATTGAGATCTCCGAAGAAGATATTAAAGCACTATTAGATGGTGCAGTTTCTCTCGAAGAGGAAGAAGATCTTGAAGAGGGTGAGAACCCTATTGAACTTCAGATCGATGATCCCGCTGCCGAGGAAACCGCCGATAGCGAAGCCATGGCAGGGCTGGCAAACCTTTCGGAAGATCAAGATACGCAACCTATGGATGAGTCCGAAGATCATCACGCCGCATATGCAGCATCTGAAGATGGTTATCGGAAGTGCATGAAAGCAGGAGGAACACACGAAGAGTGTGACGCCAAAAATCCACGCTTTGGTATGCAACAAGAAGATCAAGATATCCCAGAAAATCTGGTAGATGCTGTAATGGAGCGCCTTAAGGTTGATATGGCCGCTGAACTTTCTGGTTGGGCCGGCCGTAGTGCCGAGAGCACCAAGTGGGAAATGATGAAGGGCCTCGCCGCTAGGCGCGATACCGATTATGTAGAAGACATTTTAGAGCCTCTTAAGAAGGCTCAAGAAGAGTTGACTTTTGAAAACAAGCAACTCAAGCAACAAGTTTCACAATATAAGCAAGCCTTGGGCGAATTGAAAGAGACATTAGTCGAAACCAATTTGTCAAATGGCCGTTTACTATACACGAACCGTGTGCTTAGAAATACCTCCTTGAATGAGCGACAAAAAGAAAAGATTGTCGAAGCGATTTCTAATGCTGGTTCCGTCACAGAAGCAAAGACAATATACGATACGCTTCAAAGCACAGTGCAGTCTACGCCAAAACGTAGTCCACAATCGCTGAGCGAGGCCATCAGCCGTCGTTCTTCTGTAATCCGTGCTACTCGTCAAGAGAGCACAGCAACTGATCCTCATTTGGATCGGATGCAACGACTAGCAGGCATTAAGTAACGTTAATGTCAAATATACAATTAAGGAGGTATTAAATTATGGCTAGTATTATCGAAAGGTTGACCGAAGGTGTTGTCAACCGTGATATGCGCGCTGAAGGTCACGCTTTGTTATCAAAGTGGGAGCGCACAGGTCTTCTTGAAGGACTTGACAATGACCGCGAAAAGAACTCTATGGCACGACTCCTTGAGAATCAAGCTAAAGAGCTTCTTCGCGAATCTAGCAGCATGAGCGCAGGTGATGTGGAAGGTTTTGCCGCCGTCGCATTTCCAATTGTTCGTCGTGTATTCGCAGGCTTGATCGCAAACGACCTCGTTTCCGTTCAGCCGATGAGCCTACCAAGTGGACTCATCTTCTTCCTCGATTTCGTGTTCTCACCAAATCTTGGATCTTCCAGCAGTCAACAGGATCGTTTTGGTAACGTTGCTGATAAGTCAATCTACGGTACCGATCAGGTTGGTAGCCAGATCACCGGTGGTGTTGACCTCGTAGGTACTCTTAAGGGTGACCTCGGTGGTCCTCGTACAGTTGGTGCTCGCGGTTATGCATATGCATCTCCGTCTGGTTCATCTACCGTCACATCGTCCGCTGTGATTCTGAGTGAGTTCAGTTTGACTGGTGCTACTGTTGCACAAAAGAAGGCAATTCAATTTGATCCGGATCTTCTCGCTATGAGTTCTTCCGCGGATGCACGTTGGATTATTCGCGTGGATATCCCTCAAGCCAGCTTGGATGCAGATTTGGACTACGATAACCTTGGTGCTATTTCGTCCTCTGTGCAAGATCTTGCCGGTCTAACGGGCCTTAGTCTCACAAATGCAAACACTGAGCAGCTTCGACGTTTGACTCAAATTACTGCTTCTAACGGAAACGTTATGCAGTTCTGGGTTACAAGTCTAGACGCTATCGCTGCAGCTATTCCAGTTGG